TCCATTAGGATCAATTTTGTCTAAATAGTCTATATACCCATTTATTTTCCAGTCCATATACCGATTTAAATCCCGAGTAATATATGGCTCGTGTTTTCTAAAAACTCGACGTTTAACAATCTCCATAGTTATCAGCATATCCCCCTTCACAAGAAATAGGTAAATCTTTACCCCACACAGGCGGTTTTGACATTTCATCCATAATAAACTTTAATGCTTCGTCTTTTTCTGACTCGGCAGCGACACAAACAACTGCGTCATGAACAGTCAGCACAGGTTTATATCTCTCATTAATTCTTATCATCTGTTCACCTATTATAATTCTAGCTAATGCTTGAACCACGTTCTCAACGATAGAGCCCCCCCATATACTTACTTCACCACCAAATCTTTTCTTATATACAAACTTACCTTGTGATTCAGAAGTATCCCATCTCAACTCAGGGTATTGTAGATATAATCCATTTGGCAACTCTAACCCTTTTGGTGTAACTTTTATAACATTATGTTTATCAAGATAGTACGGTTGTCCATACCCATTAGCTAGACGAGTTTCCCATGTATTTAAATACTCTAAAGCCTTGTCACAGTCTCTCCACAACTGAATTACTTTGTAGTTAATATCTCTATAAATTTTAACTAGTCGCTGACACTCGTGGTCAGGTAAGTCTGCTCCAGGAGGTTGTGTCTTTAAGGTATGTTGTAGCTTTGCCCACCCTGTACCATAACCTAATCCTAGTGTACAAGTCTTACCAACAAATCTTTCTGTCTTATTTCTTTTATCTATCTTTCTGCCATATACTCTTGACGCAAAATTAGAATAAACATCTTGTCCTTCTCTGTATTGTTTTATTACATCCTCTTGTCCAGCTAACCAAACAAGTACCCTAGCTTCAATCTGCGAAGAATCAACATTAATAATGACATGATTTTCAGGGGGTAGGATTGCATTCTTTAGAGCTTTCTTTTTAACATCACGAGAAGGTAAGTTTTGGAAGTTTACTTTATCTATACCTGACCATCGTCCTGTATGAGCACCATAGTATTTAAGTGGGATTGGTAACAGGCCCCGGTGACGAGCACCAATGTCTAAGAATCTCTCTATTCTTGACTCTTCCATTGTAGACTTAGTACCTAACCTAACGGCACATAGTTCTTGTATAAAAGAATCTTCATGTTCACATAACTCTTTAAATCCAATATCAGCTTTAGCTAATGCAAAGGTTTCTTTGTCTGTCGTTGGAGATATTTTTAGAGGAACATCAACTCCTAACTCTGTTAATAACTCTGCAAACTGTTTATTACTTGCTAGTTTTTTACGAACACATTCTTCGTCTTCGCATTCAAGCCTATGCATTAAACCTTTTAATAGCTTTTGCTTTTCGTCTGTGACTTCCTCGAGCCTTGATACTAAAAGTCCATCATCTAGTCGTAGCACGGGATTTGTATACATGCGAAGTGTAATATCTATCAGTTTTAATTCTTCTACAGGAAAGGGTTTAGATAGTTCTTGAAATAATTTATATGTAAGTTCGACATCATTCTTACAATACTCACCATATTGATGTAATTCATGATCTTGAAAATCTTCTAGTCTTTTACCTAATGCGTCTAATACTTCTGTGCCTTTCTCACCTAAACTATATCTTTCGGCTAATGCTTTGAGTGACCCACCCGCATTGATTCCATGTATAGCACGAGCCATGCACAATGTATCTAAGTATGCGAATGGTTGTAGACCAAACTTCCAACTGAGAATAGCACCGTCAAACAAAGTGTTATGACAAAGCAACATTGAGTTATCCCAATCTATCTTATTAAGTTCTTCTTCGAGTTCTTCAGCCGAGCCTGTATACCACTTAGTTTTTCCATCACCAACTTTTATAGCAAAGCCGATGACTTGAAACTGTGGGTCTTGTATATATTCTTCTGTTGTTAACTTTGAAAGACTAAACCCTTTATCGTAGAACGTCTCGAAGTCAAGTGTTACTATTTGCACTTTTACCCTTTCTTTCTTTTATACAGTATCCCGTGATGTTCATTATCCCCATATCTGATTCAATAGAGCAATACCACTTACCTCCATGATTAATTTTAGCGTCTTTACCACACTTACAACACACTGCGGGACCGACTTTACTATCTTCTTTTATTACTGTCATAATATTTTTTCTTTCTTTTTTTACAGTCTTTGATTCTTTCTTTTCTTTGGTGGTTTGTCAGTATAGCCCATTTATCTAAATCATCATAGGTTCTAAAACAACTTATGCAAGTAGGAGTGCCTTCAATATCTTCATACCTACATACATCTGAGCATGGTGTAATAATCTTTTCGGTCATAGTTTGTTAGCATATAGCTCATGGTCTTTTCTACACTCTAAAGAACACCAACGTCGTCCATCTTTTTCTTTAATAGGTGAATCACACCAAATACATTTACCTGTATCGTTCGTAGGTATCTTAGTATCGATTGAATCAAGAGTTCTTTTTAACTGCTTCTCAAGTTCATCGTTAGCTAAATCAGCTTCGTCCGCCACTTAAATCTCCTAGGTTTGTAGCCCATGGGCTAAGTTTACGTACTTGTTTCTGAGATAGTACGGCGGGTAATTTAATTCTTCCTTGCTTCTCATAGCTTTCCAACACTGACACAGAAACTCCCGCGTATTGAGCTACCTTTGTTCTTGAAGTATTAGGATTATCTTTCATAAATTTATTCGCACGGTCTATAAACTTTTGTTGCATTGCTTCGCTGTAATTACTTCTTGGCATCTTATTCCTTTCTAAAATGGGGGTTCTCCGTAGGTTGCTGTAAATTCAGTGTGACTAATTTTTGGGGTTGCAGTTTTCACTTCTACTTCGTAAGGTGCAACTTTAATCGAGCAGTCAGGTTTATCTTTAACAAACCACTCTGCGTCTGCTTTTGAATTAAAAATGCGTAAAGGTTCGTTGTCAAAATCTTGAATTATGTATCGACGCTTTCGCACCTTAATAGTATTTTCTGCTTTTGATACCAGTTCCTCAATCATCACAATTGCCTCCGATACAATATTTTCCATTAAGTATTTCTTCAGCGATGTCTTCAGAAATGACTTGTCTTTCTGCATTATCAATTTCTCGTTCAATCTCTCCTGCTCTATCAGATTTTAATAGTATATTTATCTCATCAATGATAGACTCTGCTTGTTCAACGTGAGAGTCACCTAGCCTATGTTCATTAAGTAATTCAACATGGTTTTGTAATAAGTTTTTTATCCGTAAAAATAAGTCTTGGCTCATAACTTTTTCCTTACTTGAGTTCTTAATTTTTGTAAATAGAAATCGGCTTTATCCAAATCTTCTATACCATTCTTCATTGCAAATCGCCAAACATATTTAATTACATTGGCAACACACACTGCTACGATACCTACAAGATTGGTTGTTGCTGACTCTATCGCGTCGATACACTCTACCTTACCTTGAGTGTAATGTGATGGGTGGTTCACTTTGTCGTCCTGACCTAGTGTCAGGTTGGTTTTTCTATTTTTCATTTAAATTGAATGTTTGTTTACCTGTAATATAAAACTCTAGCATATCTATATTCGTCTCGTCAATAACTAATGAGAGACCACCTGTTATACTAATATCTCTTAGATGTTTTTGTTGGAGTGCCGTAGGTGTATTACCATTAGCTTTAGTTTCGATACCTATGAATTTGCCTTTATAACAGGCGAGAATGTCGGGAACACCGCTTGCACCATATCCTCCCGTTGCGGGCATACAGTAGTAAGCGTTAAGTTTTTTTAATATCGTTTTTACTTTTTCTTTTACTTTCTTTTCGGGTGTCACTTGCTTGTCCTAGTAGCTCTGCGTAATCGTTAATGTGTAAGATAATAACATACATTGATTCACTTGCTCGCCACCCTATGTCGGGGTCGCCATTGTCTGAATCACAAATAAAAATATCGTAGTGTTGTAGTTCGTGGTCTTTTTTGATTGTGTTAGAAATTACATTAGCTATGGTTATCTTAGATAATAGGAAGTCGGGAAGAGTGGAGAGATTGTATCGTCTAATATAGTTATTCTCTAAGTAGACAATATATCTCTCTCCATCTTTCTTTATGGGAACGCGGACATAGTCCGTCATTACAAAGTGTGGTATTGGTTCTAATTTAATCGACATCTAGTATATAAGTATATACCATTTTAAAATCGTTGTGACATCTTATATAGTCAAAGAATCCAACACCTGTATCAGCGTCAAAATTATGTTGCCTACTGTAATGGTCTGGTTTTGGTATAATTTTATCTAATAACCATTTCTTGTCACTGTTTTGACTATCCTCATAAGCAAGAGCAAACATGGTTGTAAACCCCCTTAACTTGTCATGGACAGGACATTCTTCGAATCGTCTGTATGCTTTTGGTGTTTCAACTATCTCAAATTTATTACTATTATTTATTTTAGCTTTCCATACAACACATGATTCATCTCTAAATGACATCATAGATTTACCTACAATATAAAAAGGTTTCTCAAGTTTTTCTCTAACAATATTACTAGCGTTTTGCAATTCGTCATATTTGTTATCTAAGACTTGTAGTTTATTTTCAAATGACTGTCTTTGTTGTGATGATATATCTGCATGGTTTATGAGACTATTTAATAATAGATGTAACTCCGCACCATTCATTGATTCTGCTGAATAGGATTTTGTCAATTTACTTGATGATGAAACATCTTGAACAACTGTGTCTGCATATTCACCGCCTATAACCCAATGATTTATGCTATGTGGATTATATCGTCCTAAACCAACTCGCTTATCAAACTTCTTCATCAATTCAGATATTCTTTTAGAATTAATAAACTTACCATCACTTCTTTCTTTTAAATGAACATCAGCCGACATGTAGTATGTTTCGCCATCAGTCCACGCTACTATTTCAGGAAAACCATTACTACTTAAAACATAAGCGTCATAAAATTTTGTGTCATTATCTCCACGAAGAGTCTCAGTCATTGTCCAATACGACCCTCCCCATTGTTGTCTAATAGAAATCTTATTCAAAACTTTCGCGTCATATCTATGACATAATTCACCGATAAATGGCTCAAGTCCTGAATCTATTGTGATACTATCATCTCTAAAGTAATTAAACTTCTGTGCGTTCATTTTCTGTCTCCTCTCAAGGTTGTGTCAATACAGGCTTGACCTGTTTTTAAATAGATATTACTGCCATACTCAGTGGCTTGAAAAGCTATACCTTTCTGACATACATAATCAGGTAGTAGTGGGTTAATCAGTGGTTCTAATTCTTGCCACAAATATGTCACTCCCCACCCAATTAATATGCCCATAACTACACCTAAGAACATATCACCATAACTTACTCCGTCTTGCACTCTCATGTTTTCTTGTCCTCATAAAGTTCATCATATAACTCACCGCCAATACCTGAGTATGGTTGAAACATC